ACGCCTGGGGGGTCAACGAAGCTAGCCCGGTTGTTGACATGAGATTCCGGCTTGTCCGGGGTGAAACCTCCCTCTCCCCATGCGTGGGGTAGGGGGAGCCTTTGGGTGAAATATCCCTCAGAAGGAAGTTAGCAAGGTGATGGAGGTCGAGGAATGGCGCAGGCAAACGGAAGCGCGGTGGTGGCTGAAGCGAACAGGCGGCGACCGCTCGGCAGTGGAATCGCTGCTCAAGCGGATTGCGGACAAGCGCGGTCAAACGGCGGCGGATCAGCTACGGCAGGACATGCGCGAGGAATATCGTCGTGCCCGGTCTGGTGCGGCTACCCGGTAAACGGCGTGGTCGAGTGGTGCGGCCCGGGATGCCGGGAGTTTGGGGAATGGGGGAGGGATGCGTAGGGCCGCCAGAAAAGACGCCAATCACACCGACATCACCCGCGCATTTGAGCGCATGGGCTGCGATGTGATCGATTTGTCGCGGGTAGGCGGCTCGGTGCCTGACCTGCTGGTGCGGGTGCGGGCGCTCAACCGCTGGATGCTGGTTGAGATTAAAACCGCCAAAGGGCGCTTAAAACCCGGTCAGGTTGCGTTTGCGGAGCGCTGGCCGGTTGAGGTAGTCCGGTCTGTTGATGACGCGATAGCGGCGGTTTTAGCGTAGAGGGCATGATGGGCACATATCAACGTAGGTCAAAACCGTCTCAGTATCAAAAGGCGATGCTCTCCAACATCACCATGAGCGCAAGGCAGGCGGCGCGCATCCGGTCAGGCGAGACGCTAGAAAGCCAGCCATCCGACTACGGGCATCACGGCAGCGACGAGGATAGGAGGCAGCGGGACGCTCGGCGGGCTGTGGAGGATCGGCGGATCATGCGCGAACTGGGGCTGGTGGAATGACCTGGACCGCCGCGCTCGAGGAGGAACTTCGATTCCTGATCGTTGCCGAATACCGAGCAAAGAAGCGCAAGCGCTATCAATCCATGTGCGAAGGCAAAGACAAATTCGCCTCGCCTGTGCTGGCGCACTCAACTATGAGGCACCGTGACATGACGGCGTACAAGTGCCGGTTCTGCGGGTCGTGGCATGTTGCGCATAGCAGACAGAAATTGAGGACACATCATGGCTAACTCAGGAAGCTTTCGGAAAGGCGAGAAAAGGCCCAAGCAAGGCAAACACGGCCCGCCAAAGGCGACGTTAGCCGCTCGGGAAGCTATTGCCCGGTTCGTTGACGGTAACGCGCACAGGCTGCAAGGATGGCTAGATCAGGTTGCGGAGGGCGTCAAAGACGAGGAAGGCGACTTCGTTGTGAAGCCCGACCCTGAAAAGGCTTACACACTGTTCCAAGCGGTCATTGAATACCACGTTCCAAAGCTGGCGCGCACCGAGCATACCGGCAAGGACGGCGGCGCAATTGTGGTTCAGGGCGTGGCGCACGATGACAACCTTTGATTTGACGATCAAGCAAAAAGAGGCAAACGCGCTGCTGGCCAGCGAGGCGCAGCATGTGATGTTGTTGGGCGGCTCACGCTCGGGCAAGACGTTCCTGCTGGTGCGCGGCATCTGCATGCGGGCAATCAAGGCGCAGAAATCCCGGCATGCCGTCCTTCGTTTTAGATTCAACCATGTCAAGCAGTCAATCGTACTCGACACGTTTCCCAAGGTCATGTCGCTTTGTTTCCCGCAAGTGAAGTACGAGCTCAACAAGTCGGATTGGTACGCAACCCTGCCGAACGGGAGCGAAATCTGGTTTGGCGGGTTGGATGACAAGGAGCGCAGCGAAAAGGTGCTGGGCAATGAGTATTCGACCGTGCTACTTAACGAATGCTCGCAAATCACATGGGCGGCTCGAAACACGGTGGTGACCCGCCTGGCGCAGAACGTCATGCAAACGGTCAGCAACAAGACCTCACCCCTGCGCACGCGCATGTGGTACGACGAGAACCCGACCGACAAAGCGCACTGGTCGTATCGTCTGTTTGTGCAAAAGGTTGACCCGGAGACGAAAGAAGCCATCAGCAGGCCGGAGAACTACGCTTGGCTGCGGATGAACCCGATGGACAATCAAGCGAACCTGAGCGCCGACTACCTGCAAACGCTGGCCGATCTGCCATCCCGGATGCGTGCCCGTTTTGAGCGTGGCGAGTTCAGGGAGTCAGACCCGAATGCGTTGTTCCCGGATGCCAACGTCGACAAATGGCGCGTCACGGATGGCGTTGTGCCTGACTTCGTGCGCGTTGTGGTGGCGGTCGATCCTTCCGGGTCGGATGACGAGGACAACGCCGACAATGACGAAATCGGCATTTGTGTGGCCGGGCTCGGGACGGATGGCAACGGCTACGTCATTGAGGATTTGACGCTCAAGACCGGGCCGGGAACGTGGGGAAGGGTGGCGACCAGCGCATACGACCGGCACCGCGCCGACAAGATCGTTGGCGAGACGAACTACGGCGGCGCGATGGTCAAGCATGTCATCCGCACGGCTAACCCGCGCGCAAACTTTGGCATGGTCACGGCAACCAGGGGCAAGGCGGTAAGGGCCGAGCCCATCAGCGCGTTGGTTGAGCAGGGCAAGATTCGCTTTATTGGCGTGCATGCCAAGCTGGAGGACGAACTGAGCGGCTTTACGACGCACGGCTACACCGGCTCGGGCAGTCCGAACCGGGCGGATGCGTTTGTGTGGGCAATGACCGAGTTGTTTCCGGGGCTGACGAAGCCAGAGAAATCAGACCGCAAGATTGAGCGCCCTGTGTACCAGCAGGCGGGCGCCTGGATGGCGTGATGCAACCCGGCCCGCGTTACTATCGCTCCGCAATGTGCCGCATCGCCTTGTGCGAGGCGCTGCCCGACCACATGCGCGACGGGACGCGGGAAATCCTCTCCTTGCAATGCAGCAACCCGCGCAAGGGCTACGGGCGGCGCCTGATGGTCGAGGTCTGCCGGGAAGCCGACGAGGCCGGGATGGTGCTGATCGTGCAGCCTGGCGCTTTTGCCGATGGCATGACCACGGAGCAATTAACCAAGTGGTACGAGGGCTTCGGCTTCATGGCGCTGCCGAAGGATGACGATGCGCCTACGGTGATGGCAAGGTGGCGATATGGGAAGGCGGTGACGGTACAATCAGCGGCGTAGTGCAATGGATGACGCGGCGTGGTGGGGACACGCTACCAATGACGAGTAATGAAGATGCAGCTTTCGGAGTGGTGATGTCCGAAATGAAAATGAGTGGCGAGCGCTCGTGCGGGTGTGAACTGGTGACCAAGCGCCAACTTCATATCTAGAAACTTGGGAGATCGCCCAATGCATCAAGCAGGTTCAAATCCTGCCATCATCCACCTTATAGCGCCTACCTATTGACATTCCAGAAACAATAGGCGCACAATCCGGCGCGTGACTGCGGACATCGTTCTCGCAGACTCCCGAACAAGGGAGAATTTCGCCTTTGCCGATACGGTAGGCGAACTCATTACCGCGCTTTCCGCGTTTGATCCGCAGATGCCCGCTCCTCGCGCTCTCATTGACCAAGCGGCGGCGTTGACCTTCCCGCCTTCGCCCATCACCCTGTTTGCCGAGTCCTACCCGCGTGCGGTGGACATCAACGAGGATGATTACCGAGCGAAGCAAGCCGAGTACGACGCAGCTGCAACGGCTAGCGGCTACCGGCTCGCAGGCTTTCGATTGCATCGAGCGGTGTTCTCCACGAAAACGTGACCGATGACGTTAAAGCGGACGAACTGCCAAACGAAGGCCAGACGGATGATGAGATCCTCGAAGAGGCTCGCAAGCGTTTTCGGATCGCCACCGACGCAGACGCAGACAATCATACGAATGCGAAGGACGATCTCCGCTTCCTGAACGGGGAGCAGTGGCCGGATCAGACCAAGCGCCAACGGCAGTTGGAAGGGCGTCCTGCCCTGACCATCAACACGCTGCCCACGTATCTGCATCAGGTCACGAACGACCAACGGCAGAACAAACCGGGAATCAAGATCCACCCGGTTGACGATTACGCAGACCCGGAGACGGCCAAAGTCTTTCAAGGGCTGATTCGGCACATTGAATACGACTCCAACGCTGATGTCTGCTACGACACGGCGGTGAACTCTGCTGCGGCGATTGGTTTCGGCTATTTCCGCTGGATGACCGAGTACGAGGATGAGAACTCGTTCAATCAGGTGATCCGGTTCAAGCGCATCCGCAACGCTTTATCGGTGAGGATTGATCCGTTGTCCATCGAGCCTGATGGCTCGGACATGAAGTGGTGCTTCATCGAAACCTGGATGTCGCGCGAGGAATTCAAGGCGCAATATCCAGACGCAGAGGCCGGAAATTGGCCCTTGGCGCAAGGCGCAAACTACGCAGGATGGGTGGAAGAAAACGAAGTTCTGGTCTGCGAGTATTACCGCATCGAGCAGTCGGACGCGACCCTGTGCCTGTTGTCGGATGGTTCGACGCGCTGGAAGGACGAAAAAGAACCCTATGACCCGTCGTTGACGGTGATCAAGGAGCGCAAGGGCAAACGCTCAAAGGTCATGTGGTACAAGCTGACCGGCGCCGACATCCTCGAGCGCACCGAAATCTTGTGCAAGTGGATTCCGGTATTCCCGGTATATGGGGATGAAATCGACATTGAGGGCAAGGTCACGCGCATGGGTCTTGTGCGCAACGCCAAAGACCCATGCATGCAATACAACTTTTTCATGACCTCGGCCACCGAGGAAGTTGCTTTGCGCCCCAAGGTGCCGTTTGTCGGTGCTGTCGGCCAATTTGAGACGGCCAAAGCCGATTGGCTGCAAGCCAACAACCGTTCCTTCGCCTTCTTGGAGTACGACCCGGTAACGGTTGACGGGGTTGTGGTAGGCGCACCGCAGCGGCAGCAGACCGCAGACGTTCCGAGCGGCATGCTTGCAATGGCGATGCACGCCTCGGACAACATCAAGCGCACTACCGGCATTTTCGACTCGTCGCTCGGTGCGCAGGGAAATGCCACTAGCGGGCGGCAGGAGATCGCACAGCAGCGCCAGGGCGATGTGGCGAACTTCCACTTCACCGACAACTTGACGCGCACCATCAGGCATTGCGGGCGCACGTTGGTGTATTCAATCCCGAAGTATTACGACACCGAGCGTTCGGTGCGGATCCTGGGCGAGGACGAAAGCGCCGACTACGCCACGATCAACCAGCCGAACATTGAAGGCATTAGGGATGAATCCGGCGAGGTTCGGGCGGTGCTGAACAACCTCGGCGCCGGTACATATGACGTAACGGTGAGCGCTGGACCGGGCTACGCAACCCTGCGGCAAGAAGCCGTCGAGGGCATGGCCAGCAACATGGAAAAGAACCCGGCGCTGTGGCAAGTGATCGGTGATTTGTTCGTCAAAAATCAGGATTGGCCCGGCGCCGAAGAGATGGCCGAGCGCATCAAGAAAACCATTCCTCCGCAGATTCTTGATGAGAAGGGCGAGGACGGCGAGGAAGTCATCCAAACCCCACGCGGTCCGCTCCCCTTGTCGCAGGCGCCCCAAGCCATTGCAGGGATGGATCAGACCATCCAGCAGCTAGAGATGCAACTGCAAGCGCAGCAGGCCGAAGCCATGAGCGTGCAGGAAGAAAAGGCGAATGTCATGGCGCAGAAAGTCGCCATTGACGCCAAGCAACAGGTGATGAACGCCGAGTTCGCCGCGCAAGAGCAGGTAATGAAGGCCGAATTTGACCGGATGACCTCAGACATTGCCAGGATGAAGGCAGAGCTTAGCGCCGAGGTTGCCAAACTTGACGCGCAAGACGATCAGGTGATCTCTGAATTGGTATCAAAGTTCAAGGATTTGGAGTCAGGCATCAAAGACATGATTGCTGGCTTCCAGCAAGCCGACGCAATACAGGACG